GGAGCAACCTCGCGGATTGCTGTCTTTGATGTAGGCCCCTCAGGAACAATAGCGAAAGGTGGTTGATTCACTGGAGGAGGGGGAAACACTGAAGGCAGTGTTGCCGTTGTGGTTGTAACCGTTGCCAGAAGAGGCAGGGCTACAGTAAAGAAATTTTGCACTAAATTTAATTGAACTCTACATCCGTATAGGAAAAGCGCACGTCCCTCTTCTCAGAGGGCAGATCCCACGGCTCTAATTTCACATCAAAGTCTCATTATGAGAAATCCCACTCTTAAAGTGGGATTTTAACATTATAAGTGATTATTTAGAATTTGTCAAGAGTTCGGATATCTAACATCAATCTCTTGTTCTCCAAAATCATCCTCTTGCTCTAAGCAAAAATATTCCAATTCTATACCATCCTCAGGAATATTAATCCACTCATCGAATTCTTCAGCAATAGCCACTGCATCAAATTGCTGTTCCAAACTTCCAGTGTCAGCAAGAAAATGAATTCGATCAATACACCAATCTCGAACTTGCACCACGGGTTCAGTCTGCGTTTCCATAGTAATCCTTTCTGAAGTATCTGTTAAGGATGTTGCTATTGTAGTACGCTGGTGTTCCGTTGTCAAGAGATTCTGTAAGAACTCCGTTAACAAAGAGTTGCCTGGTTTCCTCGAAGTTAGTTTTGCCCTTTGTACAATGTAATGATAGCACAGTTCGACTAAAATTTTCTCTGCCAAATTTGTCAACGTCTTCTTTAAGTTCCGGACAAGACCCATAATACTCTTTCCAATTAGATTCTGATTTTACTTTGCGTTTTTTACCTTTAGGAGTTCGAAACTGCCAAAGATATTTCCTACCAATATATTTTCTACCATTTAATTTGTTTTCAATTAAATAAACAAATCCATAATAGTTGCCAATGTGTTCTGATAGAAATGGCTCACCTCTATAATACCATGGATTAGGATAATCGCAACTCATCAATATAATCTAACACTTCGTTCAGATATTTATTGATCATCCATTTCTCGTGATCGGATATTTGTTCATCATTAATTCTAAATTTTAACTTATGAATTTTTGATTGTAAGGAATATATGTCCGTGATATGAATCATAAAAAAAGAGGAGTGTTACCTCCTCTATCTATGAGAACTAATACTTATCTTAGAGTTTAAATCCACTAAATGTGTCCTTTTTCACATCTTGTTTAATGCCACCAACCACATATGACTCAACTTCCGTTTCCTGGGGAGCTACCTGGAGTCCTTTAGAAGAAATCCAGTGCTGAGTCCAAGGAAGTGGATTATTGTTTGCAGAAATATCATATGCTGGTTTAAGTCCAATTGCTTTCATTCTACGGTTTGCAATCCATTCGACATACTGCTGTAAAAGTTTATCGTTAAGTCCAATCATGGAACCATCTTTAAAGAGATAGTCTGCCCATTTCTTTTCTTCATTCACAGCACGATCAAACATTGCATAAACCCATTCTTCTTCTTCTTTCGCAATTTGTTTCATCTCAGGATCATCACCCTCTTTCCACTTGTTCAAAATATTTTGGGTGATTGCTAAATGTTGGTTTTCGTCTCTTGCAATAAGAGAAATGATTTTAGCTGATCCTTCCATAAGCTTAAGTTCACCGAATGCGAAAGAACAAGCAAAACTAACGTAGAACCGAATACCTTCAAGAATGTTAACATTTGCGATTGCTCTGTACAACTTTCGTTTGACATCGTTAAGTGTTTCTTTGGCGTAGTGTACTCCTTCAAGTTGATGCACCCAAGCATTGGATGATCCATAATGTTGTGCTGAATTAATAAAGTCATTATATGACTCTGTAACGCTCTCAGCACGCTCCAGAATACGTTCGTCGTTGATGATTGTATCAAATACCTCAGAAGGATCAGAATACACATTCTTAATGATGTAAGTATATGAGCGGGAGTGAATCATTTCCATGAATCCCCACACCTCCATACACGCTTCGAGTTCAGGAAGTGAACAGTATGGAAGAAATGCCATGCCAGGCCCGCGTCCCTGAATACTATCAAGCATAATCTGGTACTTCAGATTTGAAGTATAGATATGCTTCTGTTCAGGACGAAGTGTTTGATAATCACCACGATCTTTTTGTAAGGAAACCTCTTCAGGCCTCCAAAAATAACCAAGTTGTTGAGTTGTTAATTTTTCGAAAACTGGATACTTATATGAATCATATCTTTGAACCCCTAAAGGTTTACCGAAGAACATTGGTTGTTTTTTAGTATTCACCTTTTCAGTATTAAAAACTGTCATCCCCTGAATTTTTTGCTCTTCGGTTTTCACAAAGTTGTACTCCATACTTTCCTCTGGTTAATTGAACTCACAGTCACATAAAATATTTAATTTTTTGAATTGTCATGAAACTCAAATTTTACAAGATTCACAGTCTTCTTCTTGAGACTCTAAAATATCATTTAGGAGACTTTCAAGTTTGAGTTCTTCAACAACCTCATCAGTCTTAATATCATAGGTGTTCTGATAATAAGAAGTCTTCCATCCATACTTATACGTTGTCAAGAAGTCTTGAGCCATTACGCTAACAGGGACTTCATTATCTGGATAATTTTCTGGGTTATAGGACCAGTTTCCACTAATCGCTTGATCGAAGAATTTTTGCATAATAGCAACAATATTGATATAACCACGATTACTAGGCATATCCCACAAAAGAGTGTAATTGTTTTTAAGAGTTTGATATTGAGGAACGATCTGCTTAAGTGGGCCCTTCTTTGACTTCTTAATGGACAGGTATCCGCGAGGTGGTTCGATTCCATTTGTGGCATTTGACACAACGGAACTGCTCTCCGATGGCATCTGTGCGGACAGTGTTGAGTGCCTAAGCCCGTAGGTAAGAATAGATTGTCTAAGTGATTCCCAATCATGTTGCAAGGTGATTGAAGAGATTTCATCCACATCCTTCTTGTATGTATCGATGGGGAGAATTCCATCAGCATACTTAGTGCGTCCAAAGTATTCACAATGTCCCTTTTCTTTCGCAATCTGATTAGATGCTTTTAAGAGATAATATTGGAATGACTCTGAAAGTCCATGTACTGCATCCCATGCCTCTTGAGAGTCATACTTAAACCCGAGTTTAGCAAGATAATGAGCTAAACCAATAAAACCCACTCCAAGCGATCTACGTGCCTTTGTGGCAATTTTGGCTGCCTTTACGGGATACTTCTGATAGTCTACCAGTTCTTCCAATCCACGGACTGAAAGTTCGCAAAGATCTTCAAGTTCCTCATCAGACTTTACCTTACCAACATTAATAGCAGAAAGAATACAAAGTGCAATTTCACCCATATCATCATCGATATGTTGAATGGGATAAGTTGGTAACGTAATCTCTTGGCACAAATTGCTCATCTCAACTTTATCCTTAAAGGATGAGTGAGAGTTGCAATGATCAATATTCATAATGTAGACGCGGCCCGTTTCAGCACGTTCCTTGAGAAGGTTAAGAATAAGTTCTTGTGCTTTGACAGTCTTTTTTGGAATGGACGCATCTTTTTCACACGAAACGTATAGATCATCAAATTTATCTGTTCCGAAAACAGTGTAAAGTCCAGGTACATCATGCGGGGAGAACAACGTAATTTCACCGTCTTGAATAAACCTTTCATAGAACAATTTACTAATTTGAATTGAATAGTCAAGTTTACGGACACGATTATCTTCCGTACCCTTATTATTTTTAAGTACAAGAATGTCTTCTATTTCTTGGTGCCAGATTGGGAAGTGGACTGTCGCGGATCCACCTCGTATGCCATTTTGCGTGCAACATCTGACAGTCGCTTCAAACTTCTTGAGAAATGGTACAACACCTGTGTGTTGAACTTCTCCCCCTCGGATTTTACTGTTGATGCCACGGATTCTACCAGCGTTGATGCCGATCCCCGCCCTCTGTGCAACGTATCTGCCAATAGCCATATCACTACTAAAGATACTATCGAGGGTGTCATCAACATCAACAAGGACACAGCTAGCAAATTGTCTAAGCGGAGTCCGCACTCCTGCCATGATTGGCGTTGGGATGTTGATTTTGTGCTTTGAGATTGCGTCATAATACCTCTTGACATATGACATTCTGGTTTCTTTGGGATACTCTGCAAAAATAGTCAGAGCAATCAACATGTACATAAACTGCGGAGTCTCATATACTCCACCTGAACTCCGATCCTGAACCAAATACTTATCAACCACCTGGCGAAGTCCAGCGTAAGTAAACAAATAATCTCGATCATGATCAATGAAAGAGTCTGCCTTAGCAATTTCTTCTTGTGAATACTTTGTGTAGATGTCATGATCGTATACTTCTGCTGAAACACAATCCATAATATGCTGTTCCAGAGTAGGAAGCTCTTTCATTTTTCCGTAAAGTTGTTTCCTTACAGAAAAAAGAAGCAGTCTAGCTGCAACAAATTGATAGTTGGGATGATCTAGATCAATTAAGTCTGATGCCGAACGAATCAGAATTTCCTGAATCTCTTGAGTCGAAATGCCATCATAAAACTGAATACCAGACTGCATTTCAACTTGACTCGCAGAGACGCCTGCAAGTCCTCTACATGCCTCCTCAACCATCACATGCATCTTATCCAGATCAAGAGACTCAATACGTCCATTTCTCTTGATTACTTTGGTGCCGTTACTCATATTTTCTTCCAGGTGGTAAATTTAAGTTTTGCTTCTAATCCAGAATAAGTATTTAATTCTATCATGGACTTAACATCAAGTCCAGATAAAACCATATCATTAATATCCTTTTCTTTTATACTAGAGGGCCAGATGACGATTCTTTCTCCTCGATCAATGGTACGAGCAATGCGGGAGACAATTTCGGCGTTACGTGGTTCGTTATCATAGATCCAAACAGGATTGCTAATCCCCCACTTACCAAGATCACCGTCAGCTCCACAAAGAGCAATCGCGTTTGAAATGAATGTAGAGTCAAATGGCCCTTCTGTGACATATACCGTGCTTGTCTTGTCGATTTCATCGAGTCCATAAATTTTAGGTGCCTCCTCATCAAGCATGATAGTAATATATTTAACCTTGCTAGGGCCTAGAGATCTCCCCTGATAACCCACAAATTCATTTTGATAGATCAATGGAATAATAATCCTTGGTTCATCATACTCCACGTTATCAAAAGTATGAACTAATGAATTAGTCCATGCTTTAAATTTATCCACATAATAAAATTTATCTGGATTTAATTTTCTCTTAGTTAAATATGAACTTGCTATTGGATTTGTTGATGCTTTAGGTAGATCAATTTTACATTTAAACTTTGGTGCTTCAAATTTAAAGACTGGTTCTGTAGTGACAAAATTTTTACCAAAGTGTCCTTCTTTAAACTTTTCAAAGATATATTGCTTATATGTTTCAGAATCAATTTGCTTTAAGAAGTTATTCAGAGAAATATTAACACCACAATTATGACACTTAAAGTTGGTATTATTTTTGACAGAATAAAAGTATCCTCTGGCCTTGTTCTTATTCTTTTGAGAATCTCCACAAATTGGACAACGGCAGTTATAAAGATTGGTTTTAATCTTTTTAAACTTTTGTAGTCGAACTGATACTAGATTGATGTATTTAACATCAACATAATCCATAACAAGTCACAAGTATTTTACCCAGTCTAACACATCACCTGATTTTGTCAAGACACAAGGCAGTTATAATTCCCGTCCATTTTACAACTGCATTTGTTGCCTTTTGTATCGAGTATGTTGTTATCTTCCTTTTTATTTTCATTGGCACTTGGCCAACTCTATCATTATTTATTTTATTTGCTCTGTTCTAACGGGTTGTGGATTGGGAGTCAAGATATCTACGACGACGTGTGATTGAGAAACAACAAAAGACATAATAATTGCTGCTCCTACAAGTATCCAACGAAACTTTACAAATTCTTCTAATTTCGATTCTACCTTTTCAATTCTATGTGATACTGCTTCATGTTGTTCTCTGTTCTCATCTCTCAGTTCATCTAACACTCTACCAATCATATCATCAGCTTTGTTACACTGTTCAATTTTTTCTTCGTGAACAGCAAGCATCTTGCTGATGTTTTGACTGGTTTTCCCCATTAATTGAATTGCCTCGTCTATTTTTTTCATCATAAGTTCATATGAAGAAAGACGTTCTTCTAATACGGCAATTTTAGTGTCAGATGAGGTGTTTTGATTGAACATTGCTCTACTGTTGCCAACGCTTACGTGAACCTGGAGGGAGTTTGATTTGAGGGCCTTTTCTTCTTCTTGTCATTCCCATAACAGGATCAAATCCAGCAGTTGGGCCTTTTGGATCTGAAGAACCACTGAATCCACCGCTAGCTCCAGGTGCATTAGCAACCATTTGCTCTCGAATAATTTTGATAATGCGATCAATCTTTTCCATTTTTGTTATAGATTTTTTGAATTTCAGATAAACAAGTTATATCAATCGCAATATCATGTATGTAACACTTAGGATATTGTGGAAGTTTATTCAAGAAAACTATAAAAGTTTTCATTGATGCCCAAAGTTCTTTTTCGATTTTGAAAAACAACATTGGTGTAGCAGCATCCCCAAATATATTGTAAAGAATAATGAAATGATTCAAAAGAAGATGGGTTTTAAGTTCACCTGTATTCTTATATCGTTTCAAAAGTCTTTTAATATACTTAAAATGATGTAAGTCTTTATCAAAATCTTCCTTAGTTACTGCCTGAGGATTTTCATAGTGTTTAATCGCAAAAAGAAGAAAATTTTCTTCATTCAATTCATTGAAAATCATATATTATCAGACTGTAGGATCGCCATCATAAATTGGAAGATTGCCAGTGGTGATACCAGACATTGCAACAAGAGTCTCAGTCTTAACTCTTAAGTTACCATGAGTATCGACATAGGTAGTAACGCCAACCCAACCAGCATGTGTTAATTGATACGAAGTGTTTTGAGCAGCAGCAAGGCCACCAGCAGCAACACCATAAATGTGTGGTTCATAACCAGTATTGGTTTCACTCCAACGACTGTCAAGAACGGTGTACTTAGGAAGTTCGCTGATTTGGAAGTCCGTGCTCGCAACTGCAACTCCACTCAAACCAGCAGTTGATGCAATGGAGAGTTGAGTGGTGCTTGCAATACCAACAATTACAGCATTTCCAATCTCGCCTTTTGGGCCAAAACGAATTACATCACCAGTTGCAGCTGCTCCTACTTGGCCAAAGGTTGTACCACTACCAGTGACGACAAGGGTGGTATAATTAAGAGATACTGTGCCACCCGAACCCTTTGCGTCATTATTTCCCCAGAGTGCCATGTCTTTTCTCGTAAAAAATATTTCTAGTAATATTTATAAAAAAAGGAGATCTTGAATTAGATCTCCAATATTAGATTTTTTTAAGTTTTATCAAGGAGTTAAATCCTTTGCACCTTTTTTCTTCAAATGGTTTTGAGCCTGAACGAGAAGGAATGAAAAAATTCCGTTTGATTTGAACTTTGGAGTTGCGCCAAGTGCTTCTGAAATAAGAAAAAGAACGGTTGCAACCAATCCTTCATTTGCAGCAAGCCAAGCGCCGATAGCTGCGAGTGTCATAATGTCCTCCGTGTGAAGAGTATCCTGTCTTATTTAGATCAGTCGAACCTTGAACTTATCATGTCTTTGGATCTTTGAGCAGAAGCACGACGAATTGCTACTCTCTGTGCGGGGGAAAGTGGGCCGCCATAATCACCTGCT